TGTGACTATTATAACTTTCTGTGGAATCTGTGCATTAGCACCACTTTATGTAGGTCTTTCTGTACTATCTACCAAGGTACACCAGAAGTCTTAGTTGGAGATTTAGATTCTGTAATTTGATTTGCAATACTTGTTTCAATAGATGTTACTTCATCAGAACCTAGTGCAGCTTTAGCCCATGCAATAGCATTATCTTTTGTTATATCTGCATAAGCAGTAAAAGAACCACTATCAGCTTCAGCAAGTCCTACAGTGCCATAAGCAGAGCCACTATGAACTACAGCAGAATCACCACTGCCTACAGTTTCAGAATCACTTGCAGTCCAGTGAACAGTAGTAACTACATCAGATAAACTTCCTACAGTTTTTGTTGCGTCTAAACTAGCAACATCCCAAGTAACAGCCATGATAATAAATGTTTAATTTTATTTTACTTAGATTCTACAGCTTGAACAACGTCACTTAGTTTTTCTAACTGTTTTAATGCTCCCTGATCTTCCATTATTGGTTGCATGAGTTGATTTTTTTCTGCTACTTTTTCCTGTATTTCTCTTTCAAGCATTTGTGCTTTTGCAATATTTAAGTCAAGACGAGTTTTTGTCTCGTCATATAATTCTTGAGGTGTTGCCATAAAATTTAATTAAGTTATCCAATTATACTAAGCAGCTTCAAGGGTTTCAACTTTTGTTATTAACTCTTGTACAGCAGCTACAAGTAAAGGTACAAGTTTGCTTTGATCTATTTGTTGATAAATTGGGTCGCCTTTTGTATGACCAATGTCACTATCAGTTGCTACTTGATCTTTTGTTCCTGTAACAGCTTCTGGAACTGCGTCACTTACTTCATGAGCAAAAAATCCATCAACAAGTGTATTTGTTTCATCAACAATCCAATTAAATTTATAAGGTTTTAAAGTTTTAATTCTTGTAATACCATCAGATATTGCAGTTGCATTTTCTTTTAATCTGTAATCAGAAGATGTGTTGTATGCAGTGGATGAATCATCACTTGTAATACTTCCAATAAACGAAGCACTAGAATTTAAAAAGCTCAGATTATTTCCAGTTCCTGAGGTTGTTCTTTGTAAATTTAAACCATGAAAAGTATTTCGATCATATTTAATATTCACAAGTCCAGCACTTATCGCACTTGTTGTATTGATATTTACTCGGCCATCATTATCTATGATCATCTTGGTCGAGAGAGTTCCATCGTTGGCTGTCGCAAACTGTAAACTTGCAGTGGCATCTCCCACTCCATCACTTACTAAAGAATTAGCGACCTGTGCATTTATAACACCTCTTTTATCCATAAACATCAGCCTAGTGTTGTGACCACCTGATGTTCCGTTATATCTAAGTGCTATATCTGGATTGGAAGAATCAATAACTGCAAATTTAGCATCTGCTGTTGTGCCACCGACCATCAATTTTCCATTTGAATCTATACGCATACGTTCAGTATTTCCTGTTCCAAAAGTCATATCTTCGTTATCACTTCCAATAGAAGGGTGGGTTGTTGAGCCAGAATTTTGAAAATATATGTTCATTGCTGACGCACCACTATGTTTAAACCCTGCAATGGAAGTTCCGCTTGATCTTTCTACTAACAAGCCATCTCCACCACTTACATGAAGTTTTACACTAGGACTTGATGTACCTATACCTACATTTCCAGACGAATCTATACGCATACGTTCTGTTGTGCTTGAAGCACCATCTGCTGTTGTTTTAAATACAATTCTTCCAGGCATATCGTTTGAGCCTGGTGTACCGTCAACCTCTACATCTATTTCTGCTGCTGGTGTACTACCATCAGTACCATCATTTCCAAAGAATTTAATTCTTCCAATCCTATCGCCATCTTGAAGAACTGTATTACCGCCTATAGAGCCATTTCTACTTTTTGAAAAAACAAGAAATGGAGAACTACTATTATTACTGTATCTTGACAAAATAATAGAAGTATCATCTGTACCTGTTCCTAAAACTTGCAGATGAGCCTCAATACCACCATTATCAACATGACTACTGCTACCAATGAGCAGCCTTCCAGACGTATCAATTCTTGCCCTTTCTGAACCAGCAACTTGAAACTTCATTCCATTTGACTGGTCAACTTCAATCCTTGCTCTGTAAGCATCATCCGCATTGTTTCTAAAACTTACAGAAGATGTATCATCAGAACTCCTACCTACTAGCCAAACATGATTACCATTAGAATCATTAACAGCAAATTGTCCTGCTGTGGCTGAAGCTGCTCCAATAATAATACGATCATTACCAGCATCTACATAAAATAAATTAGCTTGTGAATCGCCTTCAATTCTAAAATCTACATCTGCACCATCTTCATTAAATATTGTTGTAGCTCCTAACTCCATTCTTTCAACACCAGCAGTAGCCACATTAAAAGTATCAGCAGCAGAACTAAATATTCCTGTGTTTAAATCATCACGAAAAGCAAGACCAGGTGTACTTGCAGACCCATCTTCAAGAGTTAACGTACCATCTAACTGTAAAAGTTCTACCCATGCGTTATCACTGGAGTTTCTTATCTTTAATGTTCCACTTGTAGTATCAGCCCACCACATATAAGCTGCTGTGGTACTAGGAGCAGAAGAACTACTGTTATTTGTTAATATTGCTTGTAATACATTATTAATATCAGCCCTGACGTTAGCTCCAGTCGAGTTGTCTATTACATAATCGTGAGTAGCCATTACCTAATCCAATTTTTTATCTAAGTATATCTTAATTCAATACTAACTACCACGCCCAAATCCCGTTGCAGCATATTTGAAATTTCTATTTACATGATTTTCATTTTTATCTTTTATGTCTATGTTGAATCCAGTCGAACTAATGTTAGATAAAGCAAAAAAGTCTCCTTGCTCTGCATTTTCAATAGTTATACCGATAGAGGGTTTAACACTATCTGCTGCAACACTTGTACCAGATTGACCTGTAAAAAAACTATTTGTAAAGGTAACAGATTTTGTAGATGTTCCAGAAGCTATAAATCCACCAGCGGATGCACCTGCATTACCAAGACTTGTTTCTGTTCTGCTTTCTAGTTCTGCTGTATATCCAAGCTGATCTATCTCAATACTTTGTGCTGGATCATCTGAATCCATTTCACATCTAAATTTAAATCCTCTTGCAACATAAGTTCCATTTACAAAAGGATTAAATTGAGTAAAGTTTGCCCCATAGGTGCATGATGTACCACTTGAAATTGTTGCACTTGTGGCGGAGGTGACTGTAAAACTATTCGCATCTGGAACTGTCTGTATTTCATAATTACCATCTGTTGCACCACCAGCAGCAAAATCTATTACAACAAAATCACCAACAGAATATCCATGCGAACTCTTTGTGATTGTTATTGTTGTACCGCTTTGCCCATAAGTTGCTGAAACTGATAAGTCAGGGTCTAAATCTGTAGTCGCCACGAGCAGAGAAGCACCGACATTGAATGCGGTGGCCGCGTCAAAATCAGTCCAAGTGTCTATGTTTGCGGTTCTTCTATCAATCAGATCATTAGGATAAAAACCCTGAGTTACAAAATGTCTGCGTAGTCTTAACGGCTGTTTGCCTCCTAAATCTAAAGTATTTGCAAATTCATAAGATCCGCCTGTTATATCTACAGCACCTATAAAATCAAAGTCAGCAATACTATCAAAGTCTGCTTCATCATCTAGTGTTACCAAAGAACCAAGAACAAGGCCATTTACATCATCAGAAAAGAAACAATCTACTTTTGCACCAGCAAAAGGTGGACTGTCTGTATCTTCTCTATCTTCTAAAACAGTAAGTTTTGGCAGTGTATTTGGAACTGTTTGTATCATAGTGACAGAAGCATCACCAGCACTTAAACGCTGCCCATCATCTCTAAACTTTAAGTGATATGTGCCATTTACAATATTCGGAACAATCGACTCGCTAACGTTTCCAGAAAGTGCGGGCAAAACGTCAACTGAATTAGTAAAAGTTGAGCCAGTTGTAAGATTAGAACTACGAATAACCACGTTTCCACCATGCACTACGTCAACATCTGTTGATTTATCAAAACGTAGTCGTACAAATTGATCTGAAAGTGGTTCAATCCTTACATTCTGAACATCTGCTGGAAGTGCTGTCTTACCTTCAGCTTTTATTTCTACTGTTGTTGTAGTTGAACTAAGTTTTCCTAAAGTATTATACGATTTTATTTTAAAAGTATATGATCCAAGCCTTGACTCAAATAATTCAAAACTAGGTCTTGCAACTCTTTGTCTTTCTGGGTTATCGTTTTCATATTGAAATTCAAGCAGATATTCTTTTACACCTTGCACTGGCTCCCATGATACAAATATTTTTGAAACTGCTCTATTATTTAAAACAACAATTTGTTCTACTGCGGAGGCATTACTTGGTGATGGTTTTTCATCAAGTAAGGTTGTTATAGTTCTTGGATTTGCTGCAACTGTTGTATCTTCTACTTGTGAATATTTATTTGTATCATGGATAATTGCTGAAATATTATATTCGCAGTGATTTTCTTCTTCTATTCCTAAAACCCTATATGTCTGAAATTCAACTGTAGAATTTTCAATAGCCCAGATTGAGTTTGCTTGCGGTGATGTAGAAAATGCAGAAGAAACAGTTATTGTTGTTCCAGAAATTGTTGAAATACTACGGCTTTCAGTTGAGCCATCAGGCATTACTACAGATAAGGTTGCAGAATTTTCTGCTGTTAAATCAGTGTTGTTTGCATCATCAACAACAATAGTTGTTGTGTTGGTAACTGATTTTATACGACCACCTCTCCGAACCCCAGCCCTCAGGCTGTCAGCGATACCAATAATCATTGAAGGTCTTACAACAACACCAGCCTCAAGAGTTGCTCTAAATGAGCATAATTCAGCTTCTTTCAAATTTGTATATAAAAACCATCTTGCAAGACGATTAGCCTGACCTCTTGAAGTACAGGCAAAAGATTTTAAAGTTTTTCTAATCTTTCCAAATTTTGTTGTATAGCCTGATAAAGCAGTTATTTCATCTGCACTCACATATTCAAAATTTAAAGTCTGTGTATCATTGTCAAAATATGAAACCTCAACCTCAGTAAATTTTACTTTTTGCCCAACACTTGTATATGTAAAACCTTGTTCACTAACATTGGCATTTGTAAAGATGTATTGAGCATCAGATGTATTTGTTGTCGTGTTAGTGGGTCTGTCCTGTGACAGGGTAAGGGAACCAACGCTATAAAAAGGCATTGCTCTCATCACTGAGCAAAGATCATTTATAAGAGTAAAAGCATCATTTTTTTGATTTAGAATTACATTACAACTAAATCTAGGCTCTGTTGTTCCTGTTATAGGGTCTGTTATGAGTTCGCTATTATAAGCACTTGCAGAATAAAAACTAAAAACATCTAAAGTATCTGCATCGATCACACCATCTGTACCACCAAAACCCTTATCTGTTGTTAACAGATCATATAAAATCCAAGCTGGGTCAGCACACCATTCTTTATCTGTTTTAAATGTTCCGTTAAATGTATAGTCGGCTGGGTATATAACTCTTCCATTATCTAAATCAATCGTTGTATCATGTGGAACTTTAATTTTAGTTCCTTTAACACGATACATACGCTTTGGATAGCTTTGAAATTCTTGTGCATTAAACCTCAAAGCAACATATGCAAAACCAGCATAGGCTTGTGATTCTGTAATTATTGTTGTAATTGAAAGAACATTAGTAGCATTTTGTAATCTTGTATCTGTACTATCATCAGTATTTCTTATAACAGTCACAGTCAAAGGAAACTGTAAGTTTGGATCTTCCAAATCTATCTCATAATCCTTTATATAAGGACTTGTAGCTCTTCCAGTTATAGAATTTTCAACAACAACATTATGAACAGTGCCATCATTTTCTGTTATGTTTATTGATATTTTTACTTCAGTACCTGTTATATCCCCATCACTTTCAAAATTTTGCAAGGCTGGTATTTGAAGTGTTACTCTTATCATCTTCACCAATTGATTACCATTTGAATCTAAAGATCCTGTAATGGATCTTGAAACAGGTGTATCTTTAACAACTGGTACACCAATAGGTGTTGTGTTTTCTATGCGATCAGGGCCAAAAGAATCAATTGATCCAAGTGGTGTTTGATTTTCAGAACCATTTTTAAAAAAGATTTCTACATTTTGAAAATTAAAATCTCCATTTGCGTTAACTAAAGGTGTGCCATCTAAAAAAATATCTTTTCCAATGTTTAAAGAGTCTGTGTTAGTTGGATCTGTATTTGAAGGATTTCTAAATCCACTTATTTCACCGTATCCTAATAAATCTACAATTGTTGCAAAAGATTTACTTCTTAAACCTCCTTCAATTAAGTCTGGATCAAGAACTCTGCCGTCAGGTTGTTTACCAAATAATTGATCATCAACTAATCTTGGCATAATAAGTTAACTTGGGTTTCTTTCTAAAATTTTAACAACATTACTAGCTGAATTTCCATATGTTTGGTCGCTCCACATACCTAATGGCGATTCAAAAGTATTTGTAGTGACATTTTCAACGCCAAAATTCCCTAAACCTTGATTATCTAAAGTCGGATGACCAGCAAGAGGGCCTGAAATAAAATCTAAACGAATACTTTCTCCATTACTTAGCCCATGATTATTTATATATACAGTGATTCTATTGCCTGACTGTGAATAAGTACCTTCATTTGTAAGTAATGAAACTAATTGAACATTATCAACGCCAGAGCTTATTAAAATTGATCCGCTATAAACATATCCATATAAAATTGGTATCGGAACACCACTGGAACTAACGTTTTGGATGCCCGTAAAACTATATGAACCCCTTATGTTTGGGTCTGTATCACCAACTGAAGAAATATTGTTTGTTGGTAAATCGGGTGTAAGTAAATCACTGGCAAGAGTCAAAGCTGCTGTTGTCAGCAAAAGACTTGTACCACCTGTAATAAAAGCTGTAACAAGTGGTATTGCATTATTTACAACAAAATTAAAAGCATCTTCTATAAAATTAAAAACAAAATCTGAACCCACAGCAACTGGAATAATTTGAATATCACCTTGTGCTGTTGAAGATACAAAGTCTTGTGTTATTAAGCGGCCTCCGATTTTTACTTGATATAAATGATTATTCATGTGTTTATCAAGTCCAGCAAAATTTGCTTTTAAAAAACTATATGCCTGTTGAGGTGAATTTACAGCAGCTTGAAATGTTGATTTACCTAAAAATTTTCTAAGATTTCCATATACCTT